ACCTAGAGAATGGATCAAACATGAATGAAGAGAAGAAGCTCGAGAGATATTATTCGATCGAGGAGATTATCCAAGCAAACCGCCGGGAGGGTGGCCACTTTTTCGATCGTGCAGCTCTCCGGTTTTTTAATAGTAGAATAGGCTCCTCCGTATATGGTGGCCGATTCTTTATCACCTCGGAGCAATTCGATCGAGATCTATCTCCACGCCTCTACACGATCCGAGAATGCATTAATGGCCGGATCGAAGAGGTAGGAGACTTTCAACAATACGCCACCGGGAGCCAAGCCCGGGCAGCTCTTAAGAAGCACCTCGAGAAGCTCTCCGAGGGGGTGGCAGCGTGAGAGCGATCCGCCGGATCTTAGGCTCTCCGATCTATCGCCGGAGGTGGATCTATCTAATCGCATGGATCGCCGGAGCTTATGCGATCTTTAAGATCTCCGGCTCCTTATGGTATATCGAGGGCCGGGGTTATTGTTGGGGATCGATGATCGAGTGTTATTTCTCGGAGGTGGATCGATGAGCGATCAAGATTTAAAAGTGGCCTATATTGTGAGACTTAATGCAAGAGGGCCGGGATCTATTGAATATCTAACGCCGGAGGAATTAGAAGAGGAGGGGGCAAATCATGAATGAGGAGAATAGCGAGACTTTACGCATTACGGTATCGATCTATTATCCGGGAGGGGAGATCCCTCGAGGAGATCTAGCTAGGAGGCTCGAGGGCCTCGAATGGTGGATCTCCACCGAGGAGAAGCTGCCACCGGGTAAGCTTAATGTTATCGATCTAACCAAGCTTAAAGATCGTTAGCCTATCCGGCCCGGGATCTCTAGGCTCCGGGCCGGGTGGGGTGATTATCTTGATCACCGATTTACCTAAGAGAATGAGGATCAATTATGGGTAAGCTAGAAGATAGCCTCCTATCGGAGGCAGATAGAAGAGGATCCGGCGATATCGTTAGGGCCATGCTTGGAGCTGGCTCTCTGGTGATCGTGGATCTTAACACCGGAGAAACCTCCGGCAATATCGAGGCAGCATTACCGCCGGCATTACCTCCGGCGATCAAGCTCGAGGAGGATACCGGGCCTCGATCTATTAGCGAGATCGCTAGAGATATCAAGCGTTCGCCATGGTGGCGATCTAACGCCTCGATCTATGCTCGAGATTATATTAATGCGATGAGCTGCATTAATTCGATCGATGATCAATACGGCCTCGATAGTGGAGAGAGTGTAGTTTTATACGCTCTCTCTAATATGGCCACTTTTAAGGGAGAAGAGGCCCGGGCTATCAAGCTCGAGCTTAAGTCTCACCTCTCCAAGAATAAGAAGAGGGGGCGTAAGTAATGGGATCTCAATTCGCTAATGATATTGCCGGCATGGAGGAGATCTCTCTCGATCGTAAGCTAGAGATCCACCTCCGAGGTAATCACTATCCACCGATTCCCCTCTCCATGGTAGAGCCATGCAAGAGAGCTATCGAAGCCGGCCTCGATAGAGATTTCGATAAGCTAATTGATCTCCCGGAGGGGATCACCTATAAGGGAGCTAAGTCTGCTCCGGCCGGGGCCATATGCGAGCAACATCACCTCGAGCCATTCTTAGATATCGAGCCATGGGAGGAGGGGTAATCATGGCCGGATATTCAACTATCAAGGATCTAATCGGATACCTCTCGGATCAAGATCCGAGTGAGCCGGTTATATATCAATATTATCTGGCCGATCATTTCGATACCGATATCGAGACATTCTCTCGAGCTGCCGAGGTTTTCGATAGCTCGATCCCATGCCTCGATAATTCTTATGAAGCTATTAATGATCAAATAGCTATCGAGGAGAAGAGCAAGGCGGTTAGCTCATGAGAGCTTATGAGATCTTGAAGATCGAGAGCTATTCGATTACCTCCGAGACTTTAGAAGAGGCTATCGAGATCGTTAAGAATACCGATAGCGGATCCGCTTATCGTGTCGATTATCAAGGGGTATATGCCGGCCCTCGAATGGAGGAGGTTAAGTCATGATCCCGGAGACTTTACTTAAGAGACATGAGATCCCGGAGATCGATCTCCTCCATGGTGAGCTTAAGAATCTCATCTATGAGATCGAGCTAAGGATCGAGAGATCTAAGAGAGCGAGTATCGAGAGAGCTTATCTCGTAGGGATCCGGGAGGGTTATCTCCGGATCTATCAAGAGACTTATCGGATATCTTTCCGGCGGTAGTTTCATGGTGGGGCCCGGGGTTATAGCTCCGGGCCCTGCCATGGTGGGATCGCCTCACCTATGCAACACCTAGAAGATAAGGATCAAGAATGAATCAAACAATAGCTCGGCATTTTGAGCTGCCCGAGGGGGTATCTCTCAAGATCGAGGATCCATGGATCGAGAGAGGAGATCGAGACGATCCGGCATTCTACACCGGTGATAGCGATATCGTGGCTCGCCTATCGTATAAAGATCGAGAATGGGAGATACGCTGCCTTGGAGAAATGAGGATAGATATTAAGGGGATCGATCATATTATCCGATACCCGGATCGCCTCATCAAGGCCGGGGTCAATAGCGATAAGGATCTCCGAGATCTCGAGGAGGCCGGTAAGCTCGAGTGGATCAATAACTCATGGTTCGAGATAACCGATAGTAATAACCCGGATCGCTGGCAAGAGTGGATCTATCTTGATATCAAGGAGGCTATCGAAGAGGTAGCTAAGAAGATCAAGGAGATTAAGGAATGAAATCTCTAATCAAGATAAGAGAGGCCGATCCGTTACCGGATCCCGGAGAGATATCGGCCCTCGATATAGCTAATGCAAGGAGGATAGCGGAGGATATATTCCACCCCTATGGGATATCCGTTCCCGGTTATCTTATTCGATCCGATAGTAATAAGAAGCTATCTCTCGAGATCCCGGGATATCAAGGGATCGCTGCCCTCACGCTAACACCGGCCACGCATGGGCCGGCAACTACCTGTGCATTCTTCAAACATTGCAAGGATCTATGTGTTCTCACGCATGGCCGGGGAGCTTTCGAGAGTGTGATCAAGGCTCGATCGGCTCGGGTTAGTCTATTGCTAGAAGCTCCGGAAGCTGCCTCGATCCTCTTAGCTCATGATATCGATCGATACTCGAGAGCATGGGATCGCTGGGGCCTCCGATTAAATGTAGCCTCGGATCTAGCTTGGGAGATAGCTGCTCCATGGCTTATTGATAGGGCTAAGAATGGAGGGGCCTCGGTCTATGATTACTCTAAGAGGTGGGATCGAGAGCCGGAGCCTCTTCCCGGATACCGATTAACATTCTCGGCTGCCGGCCATTCGATCGAAGAGATCCGGAATCGAGTGATCACCGGAGCGAATGTAGCGATCGTATTGCCTATCGATAAGGGATTACCGATACCGGAGAGGTGGCACGATCTCCCGGTAATAGACGGCGATATCCACGATCTCCGGGCCTTGGATCCTCGAGGGGTTATCGTAGCTCTTCGAGCTAAGGGTAAGGCTATCCATTCCGTAGGCTCTAAGCTTATCTATGAGGTGGCCTAATGACTTACGGCTGCGGATCTTATAGCTGCGTGAGCTGCTATCCATATACCTATCGCTGCGAGTGTGGCCGGGAATATCCGGAGCCTATACCTAATGGATCCAAGATCCCGGAGTGTGATAGCTGCGGTTGGATCGAAGAGGTAATGGCATGAATGGACTAGGAGGCTTGCTCTTCTTCCTTACATTCTTTACCCTACCTCTAGGACTAAGCGAAGATAGTCCGATACTTATCTTGATCCCGATCCTCGCATGGATCCTCGGGATCTTTCTAGGAGGAGATACTTAAATGATCCACCGATTAATAATCGGGATCGCTGCATTCGGGGCCGGCCTATGGCTGGCTCCGGATAAGCTCCCGGCAATAGAAGATATTCCCACCCGGGAGATCGTGATTAAAGAGGAGATCCATATTCCTCTTGATATTCAACTCACCGATCTTCCTCAAGCTTGGCAAGATTTAGCCAAGTGTGAATCCAATGGCAGACTTAATGCCGTAAGCGGCACCAAGAAACAATTCCAAGGGGCATTTCAAATTGAATACCCTCGGACTTGGGTAGCTCATGGCGGTGACAGCGATACTCCACCGAAGAAAGCTACCTTGAGAGAGCAGTTCCATGTAGCTCTTCATATCTATGCCGATCGTGGGGCCAAGCCTTGGCCTTACTGTGGTAAGTTCTTGAAAGAAGAATATGGTAGGTAGTTTGACAATGGCCACAGCGATGGTCTAAGATAAATGTAGTGGACTTGATCCTCCACTCTAGGTAAAGGGCCCCCTCTTCGGAGGGGGTTCTTTCATAACCATTAATTGCTGTAGCTTCCTCTAAACTTTCGTAGACTTTCTTCTGGTACACAGTAAATCTCTGGTCTTTTCCAATCAGGTTTATCTAACCACTCAGGATTCTTAGCATCTACACCCATGATCCAACCGATTAACTCATAGTTCGGCATACCACCACGAACTAAAACAAACTTAATATCA